TGGTACTATTACAAATATTGAAGTTGTTAATGGTGGAACTAATTACATAGAAGAACCAACCATTACAGTATCTTCCGCAAATGGTTCTGGTGCTGTATTGAAAGCAAAAATAAGAAGAAGAAACGTTTTTGCTGATGAAACACTGACTGGATCAATAAATTCTACACTATTCCCAATTAAAGTTAATACTAAAGTAGTTAACTTTGATGTGGATACTTCTACTTTAGAATTTAATGAGATTTCTGGTCAATTCAAAGAAAATGATACAGTCTATCTTTCAGATGGTAGACCATATGGAAAAATTCGTAGTATTAGAAGATCCAGGGCATTTTCTAATGTATCCTCGTATGCAGTATTAGACACTGAAAGAACTGATATAACTGGTAACCCAAGTGAGTATCTACAGAAAATAACTGATAGTGATTATTATCAAGATTGGTCATATTCTATCAGTTCTTCTAGAGATACTATTGAATGGAAGAAGGAGCAAAATATAAATACCCATCCAGCAGGATTTAAACAATTCGGAAGGAAATTAATTGAAAGAAGAAAATTCTTCTTCAGAAATCCAAGTGATGTTTTCAAGAGTAGTGTAATTTTTACTACTAATATTGTAGACCTTTTAGATTTAAAAGTTTCATTAGCAGAATGTAAGAAGCAAACTATATTTACATTAGACACTACTGATTTTGAGATTGGAAAATATTATATTGGAATTGATTCTCAAGCAATTGGTGTGTTGATTGAAAAGACTGATTATTCTTTAGTCTTTAGAATTAGAACAGACAAAAAATTTGTATTAAATGAAGTTTTAATAGAAATCACATCAGGATTTGCGTATGGACTATATTCCAATACAGATAGAGTACTTGCTTTCTGGAATGGTATTTTACAAGAACCAGAAGAAAGTTATGACGTAGCTACAAATTATGATAGAACTGATATAAAATTCATACCATACTTTAGTGTAAGTGCAACTGATCAAATTCCATTATATTCATTTACTAATTCTTTTGACGTACTTGATAGTAAAACTTTAAAAGCAAATGAATCGGAATTTTCCCTAAATTATAATCAGTCTGCCGTTACAATTAATAATTCAAATATAGATCAATTTATCATATCTATTGGTGGTTCTGTACAAGATCCAGATGATTTAACTGTAACTAATAATAATATTGTTCTAGGTGAAACTGTGGGATATGACAGTAGAGTATTTGCAATACGTAGTGATAATTTAAGCAAATTAACTTTTACTGCAACTGGAAGTGGTAATGTATATACCATCAATCACAACATTACTGATCCATGCAAACTATTAATATTCTATTCTGGTGTTTTCCAAACTCAGTTATTACCACAAGATAATTTTGATGTATCTGGTAATACCATTACATTCTCAGAAAATGTGAGTGTAAATGAGATATTTGGTTGGTATATTAATGAACCTGTAGATTGTGAGAATTTTGATGTATCACAAATAGACAGAAATAGAGTTTTAAATGCAATTGATTGTGTAACAAAAAACTTTAAACAATTAATTGAGAGTAATGCTGTCAAGACACCAGAGTCTTTATATGAGTTAAGAAAGGAAACTATTGATGGTACAGTTTATCCTGTAAACTCAACAACAGTAGAAGGTTTTGATACTAATTTTGTCTATACAAGTCCAAGACATTCTTCTAGTTATGTTGAGGTTTTAGATAGAATTGCTTTTGATGGATCAACAACTCAGTTTAATCTAACTGCAAATGGACACAACTATACACCAAGCAATGGTGAAGAAAGTCTAGTAGTTTATTTGAATAATATAGTTCTTGATCATGATCTATATTCGGTTTCTGGTAGTACAATTACTTTTACACAAACTTATGCGGATACAGTAGACTGTACTCTCTTAGATTATGTAAGTGATTTTACTTCCAATACAAATAATGAAAATGGTGCTATAATTGATAGATTAAACGTATCGCAGAATAATTCTAGAACTACATTTAATCTTTCTGATAGAGGAGTTCCTAAGTATGTCAATAATGTTGGTGATATATTTGTAGTTAGAGATGGACAATTAAAAATTCCAACAAACAATTATATTGATCATAGAAATATAACTCTAGGATCTCATACATTAAATGATAACAAAATTACTTTCAATGATGCTCCAAACAGCAGTGAAGTTTGTAAATTAGCATTCTTTAATAGACAACTTTTACCAGAACCATCTAAAAATGTAATTCTGGATAGATTTAGATGTTTTGATAATTCTAGAACTGTATTTCCAATCACTGTAGATGGAATTTTATATACACCAATTTCTGTATATCATGTATACATGGTGAGAAATGGTGTATTCCAAAAACCAGGTATTGATTATACTGTTTCTGGATATGAGATAACTTTTACCACAGCACCAAAACCAACTGATATTATTTTTGGTTTTTATTCTTTTGATGGTTTAAATCAAAATAGTGTTCTTGATTTGGTTAACTATGTTGATGGTGTTAATACAGATTTTGGACTTACTGTAAATTATGTTAGTACGACAGTTATTAGTGATGATCATTTAATGGTGTTTAGGAATGGTGTTTATCAAACCCCAACAACAGATTATACTGTTCTTAGTAATCAAAATGGTCCTTATATTAGATTTACTACTGCTCCAACAGTTTCTGAAGAAATTTATATGGTAAATCTGAAGGAATTAAATTTTGAAACTCCTTCATTTACTCAACCAACATCGAATACAATTAGCATTTCTGCTCCGTCAAATCTTTATTATGATGATGAGATGTTCTTAGTTTTTGTTAATGGCATCCTGATGGTTGGTAATGCATATACACAATCTTATTCATCGGGTGCATATACACTAACATTTGCAGCTAATTTAAATATCTCCACCGATAATGTAAATATCTATGCGTTCAGTACTGGTGGTGTTAGAAGAGAGTTGGATTCGATTGCAGTAACTAACACTTCTACATTATCATATACATTATCATATAATGGATCTGCTATAACAAATGTAGGTAAAGACACAGATTTAATAGTAACTATTGAGGGTGTTGTTCAGGAACCTGGAGTTTCTTATACAGTATCTGGAAGCACTATCACATTTAGTACTACTGCTCTTTATCAAACTGGTGTAAATATAAACATTTTCCAAATTGGTGATTCTACTACTCCTAATGCAACTGAATATATTGATTATATTGACGACAACTTCAACAAATTAACACAAGTATTGAATGGAGTCACTGTAAATACTTCAAGATACAAACTTTATTATGAAGGAACTTTCAGAAGTTTCAATCCACCCAATTCTGATGATTTATTCATTTTAAGAAATGGTGTAGTTCAGAATCCTACTGAAGACTTTACTACTGGTAATGGTTATGTAGAATTCACTACAAATATTTCTGCCGCAGATGAAATATTCATCATGTATACTCATGGTTCCGAAGAACTGTCTATAGCAAGCAATTCTACGGTAAGTTCTAGTGTACAGAGATATACTATGTCCTCTTCTATATCATCTAGTGATTTTAATAATATTGTGGTATTTGCGGATGGTGTTCCTAGATTCTATGAAAGAGGTGATTTCACTATCAGTGGTGTAAATATAGATTTGACTCATACGGATGGACAAACACCAGCTCAAGTGTTTGTGATGAAATATATAAATGTCACTGTGCTCGATGATCCAGATGATTGTCCAAATGGATCTAGAACTGCATTCAAACTTTTATATAATAATCAAAATTTAAGTGTTGCTAACACTGCTAATGATGCTGATATCTTAGTTTCTATTAATGGAGTTGTACAACATCCAGGTACTCAATACACATTATCTGCCAATAGAGCAATTGTGAATTTCACATCACCACCACAGATGAATGATGAAATTTTCATGGTTAGAATGTTGGGAAGTGATGTTAGAAATCTAACTGCAACTGGAACCCCAAATCAATATACTTTAAGTTCAGCAGAAACCACACAAAAAGAAAATATTGTAATTTTCTCGAATAATACATGGAAGTTTGCTGAATTGGGTGACTTTACTTGGAACAGTGATACAACTATTACTTTAAGTTCACCACACACGACTGGTAATTTGTTTGCTATAAAATTCTATGGTGTATTTAATCTCTTAGATCAAATAAACACTCCATTTAATGGATCAAATACAAAGTTTAACTTATTTGATGGTGAGGAAAACTTTGTGCCAGTAGGAACTGTGGACAATGATAATGTTCCAGATGAAACTAGTCTATTGGTTCTTAAAAACAATAGGGTACTTGATCCTAAAGTTGACTTTACTTTAACTGGTGATATTAAGAGTCAAATACTGTTTAGCACTGCACCAGCTTCTGGTGATGTAATTTCTGTAAGGTCTGTTGGTTCATTCTTGAAATTGGACACTATTTCAAATAGTTCTGGTCAAAACTTTAACTTAACTTTAAATGGTAATCCATACTATCCAAATGCTCATATTGAAAGACCAAGAGACCATGAAAATCAGATAATGGTAATTGTAGATGGATTAGTACTAAGTCCTCTATATGATTATATTGTTCACAATGATGGTATAGCAACGGAAAATTCATTGAGTGCATTTAGTAAAATGGTCATCCTTGATTTCCGTGGAACACAAAGTGATGTCAAAGTATATGATAGAATTAATCAAATTAATATTGGGGATGAACTTTCTATTACCAGTGAAGATTCTCCAAGAAAAGTGACGCAAATTTTATCTCCAACTTTACTCAAGACAGAATCTTATACTGGTGGTGGATTTTCAAACTTTAGTGCTACTACTAATATATCTAATGGTCGTATTGATTCTATTGTTATAAACACTGGGACCTTAGATTTTGAAGATCCAGTTGCAATTAAAACAATCGGAACTGGTGAAGGAGCATATGCTATTGGATATACAAATCAATTCCTTGGTGGAACTATAATTTCTGGTTCTATGTTGTATCCTGGAAATAATGTTTATAATACACATTATGTTTATCCAACTGTATATGCTACTGTTTACAAGAAACAACCAATAAACAAATCTCAAATTAGAAAAGGAACTAAGTTATCATCTAATATTAATAGTACCGTGGAAACTATATCACTTGCTAATACATTTGAGTTACCTTCAAATACACCAACAATTACGGTTTCTTCATCCAGTGGTCAAGACGCATCATTTAAAGTCTATATTTCTGGTGGTGAACTTAGAAAAATTGATATTCTTAATGCAGGAAGTGGTTATGATGACAGAGATATTACAATTGAATTGACAGGTGGCGGCGGTACTGGATGTGTATTGGAACCTGTTATAGACGCTCAGGGTTCGTTCACAGACGTTATTATCAGGAACCCTGGTGTTGGTTATGATACATTTAGGGTTATGATTTATAATGAATCTGGTGGTATTGTTAATGAAGAGGTAATTGAATATACATATGTGACTTCAAATCAAATTGATGGTTGTACTAGAGGAGTTCTTGGTACTGCTAGCGCACACAATGCAAATGATATAGTATACTTCGACAATTATCTCTGATAAATAAAAGTACAAATAAAACAGCGGAAGAATAATGCCTTCACTCGTAACTGATAATTTCAGGATATTTGCTGCAGAGCAGTTTATGGAATCTTTGGAAGAACCATATGATGCTAATGACGTGCCTGTAGCAGATAGTACTACGGCGGCACAAAATTACAGAAGCAAGATTTATATGTTTACTGGTAGATCCCAGAATTGGACTCTAGAAAGATATAATGGAGTTTCTTCCGTCACTGAATTTGATCCTCCATCTCCATATGATTCTTTTAATGACTCAAACGAGTCATATGATGATATGATTTCTGCTAAGAGACTTACTAGAGCGGACGTTTCTAAAGTGATTAGAAAAATCACTTGGAAATCTGGTGTGAAGTATGATATGTACAAAAATGATTATTCACCAGAGAATTTGTCAATTAACGGTGCTTCAAAACTTTATGATTCACAATTCTATGTGATGAATAGTAATTATCAAGTTTATAAGTGCATTTATAATGGAGAGTCTCCTGATAATCCAACTGGCGTAACTTCTACGGTGGAACCAACTGGTAATTCAACAACAATTATCGAAAGTACTACTGATGGTTATAGATGGAAATACATGTATACCATCACAATTGCGGATTACATTAAGTTTGTTTCTAGTGATTTTATTCCAGTAAAAGATGATTCTGTTGTTACAGCAGCTGCTATTGATGGTGCGATCCAACAAATTTTGATAGATAATCGTGGTAGTGGAATTACTGCTGGAACATATTATTGTCCAATTATTGGTGATGGAACGACTATGGCCCTTGCTAGAATAGTCGTTCCTACAACTGGAGGTAACGCTGGTAAAATAGACACAATCGAACTAGAACGTGTTGGTGCTGGATATACCAGAGGAACTGTTCTTCTAAATGAACCATATAATAATGTTAATGATGCGTTAGCTAGAACAACTTCTGCAAGACTCACAGCATTGAGTGGTTCAGTTACTGCAATAATTTCTCCACCAGGTGGTCATGGTTCAAATTCTTCACTTGAACTTGGTGGATATAGGGTGATGATTAATAAGAGTTTAGATTTCTTGGATGGTGATGGTGATATTCCAGTTGACTCTCAGTTTAGAAGATTTGGATTAATCTCCGATCCAAAAGATCCTAATAATCAAGATTTAACTGTAGATACAGCAACTGCTTGTTACGCAGTTAAATTCTCTACTACTACAAACTTAAACTTCTCTCCAGGTGAAATTATAACTCAAACTACTACAGGTGCAAAAGGAAGAGTAATTCATTGGGATTCTGTTACTAAAGTTTTGAGATACTACCAAAATGAATACATTGATGCAACTCAGGGTGGTGACAATCAGTATAAATTAACTCCATTTAGTGGAGCAAATGATATTAGTGGTGCTGTCAGTCAGGTTACTTTAACTCCAGACACCTCATCGTCAGGTAATTATTTTGGTATCAACTTTACATCTGGTTATGCATCTCCAGAGATAAAGAAAAATAGTGGAACTGTCATTTATGTTGAAAACAGAAAAGCAGTGAACAGATCTAATGACCAAATTGAAGATATCAAATTAGTTGTAGAATTCTAAAATAAATAATCAAAAGAAATACCCGCCTGAAGGTCTTATAAATGCAAGATACTAATCTCAAAATATCGCCATACTTTGATGATTTTGATAGTTCAAAAAATTATCAAAAAGTTTTATTTAAACCAGGTTACTCTGTTCAGACTAGAGAATTAAATACTCTACAGTCAACGTTACAGAATCAAGTCGAAAGATTTGGTCAACATATGTTTAAAGAGGGATCTCTTGTGATTCCTGGTAACGTAAACTATAATCTGAACCTTAAGTGTGTTTTAGTACAGTCACTTATCAATGGTGTTTCGGTAGAAAATTATAGAGAGTCTCTTGTAGGAAAGACTATAACTGGAGCAACTTCTGGAGTAAAAGCTGAAATTGTTGATACAATAAGTCAAGAAGAATCCGAAAAAGATACGATCACACTTTATATTACATATAATTCTGGCGGTATTATTGAAGATGGCGAACAGGTAAAAGAATTTAAAAATAATGAGACATTAGTTGATGAAAATGGAACTGCCGTAGCAATTACATCAGTTCAAAATGCATCTGCATATGCGGGTTCTACTGTAAATATAAATCCTGGTGTATATTTTGTAAAAGGATTTTTTGTTGAGGTTGGGGCGCAGAGAATTATTCTGGAACAATACAGTTCCGAACCAACATATAAAGTAGGACTTCAGGTAAACGAAAGTATTGTTACTTCTGAAGACGACGAAACTTTATATGATAATTCTCTAGGATCAACTAATTTTGCATCTCCTGGTGCAGATAGATTAAAAATTGATCTAAAATTAGTAAAACAAAATATTTTAATTACTGAAAGTTCAAGTTTTATTGAACTATTGCGTTTTGAAAATGGAAAATTAACACAATCTCAGGCAGCACAGTATTCAGCATATAATGAAATTGAAAAGAATTTAGCAAGAAGGACATATGATGAGTCTGGAGATTACACCACAAAACCATATACAGTAAAAGTAAGAGAAGCTTTAAATAATGGTACTAATGGCGGTGTATTTTTACCCAATGAAAAACTCTATGATGGAAGAACTATTGTAACTGAAATCCCAACAGGAGTTGGAGATACTCAGCAGGCAGATAATTACGGTGATGGGGAACCAGAGTATATTGTTGGTAGTGACTATTATGCAGTTGAGATATCAGAGGGAAAAGCATACGTTAGCGGATTTGAAGTAATTAATGAAAGGAAGCAATATGTTGTTGTTCCAAAACCAAGGAAATATCAAACTGTAAACAACCAGGGATTAGCTCTCGATATTGGATCACATTTTAAATTAGATGGTACTCAAACATTAAGTGGAACTGTTAATTTTAATGATCCAGTATATTTGAGAGATACAGATAATAATGTTATTGGTAGAGCTAAAGCTATTGGTTTAGTTTCTGGGATAGACTTAAGACTGTATGTTGCTGACGTTACTGTATATGAAACATTAACAGTAACTGGCACAGTTACAGATTTACAAGTAGATGATTTTGTTGTTGGTAGTGTTTCTGGTGCTACTGCTTTTGTTGAATCGATATCAAGTTTTGATGTTGCATTGAGACAGACAACTGGTACTTTTATTACTGGAGAAAAACTAAAATCAAGCAGAGAAACTTCGGGTACTGCACTGACAATTACAAATATTGTCCGTAATCAACTTGAAAATACCAGAAAAATTGAAAAAATTATAGGTGGTGTTGTAGGATTTTCATCTGTTGTCAAGCTAGACGCAGTTTCTATTAGTGGATCTAGTTTTGAAGTTTCTAGTAATGTATTGACTGGTTCTAATACATCATTTGATGCAGAAGTTTTTGCAAAATCTCGACTTAGATTACCTGGAGTATCATCCGATGTTGAGGTTGATAGCAGTGGATCTACCAGTGTTACACTTAATAGTGGTGTTACTGTTCCTGACGGGACATATTATAGTGTTTCAAAATTAGTATGTAAATTAAACACTGGTCGCAATGGACTTACCACAAGAGCATCACTAAATCCAGTTAAAAAGAGAGGTGTTACCGAAAGTGATTATAGTCATAGTAGATTAATAACAGCTTCACATACAACTGATGCCAATGGTAATTTTACCATTCAGGGACCAATTGGAACTACAATAGATGTAAACAGTATTGTAATTACATCATCTTCTGCTAAAATATCAGCAACATTTACTAGATCTGGCAATGATACTGTCATTGTTGACACTTCTGCTGGATCTGGTGTCCAATTAAATGTTTACTATGGTATTAGGATTAATAATCCTACAGTCAGGAAAAAAACTAAGAAATATAATAAGTTTATCTTAGTTGATAAGACAAAGCTTTCTGAAGGTCAATATACTCAAAGTAACACATATGGAACTAGATTTGAAGATAAAGATATATCTTTAAAGTTTCCAGATGTAGCTAGTATTTGCTGTGTTCACCAAGCTGTTAGATCTGCTGATACTACAGCAGATATGTTTGACAGGTTAGTGTTGAATTCTACATCAACACTAAAATTGGGTGATATGATTACATTAGGAACAATTAGGGCGAAAGTTCTTAATATTAGTGGTAATACAGTTAATGTTAAATATCACTCTGAAAGTAAATTCCAAAGCGGATTGAATCTTGCAATATCTGTAACTGTCCCGACTAATACATCAGCGGTAGGATTATTCATCAGAGAATCTCATTATGGAAGATATGAAGATATTACTGATGACTTTAAATTTGTAAGAAACGATAATGCTAATTTTTATCAAGTATCTAAATTAGTCAGAAAGTCATCTGCAGCTGAACCAAATAATAAAATTGTTGTTGTTTTTGATTACTTCGAACATGATAATTTAACCAGTGATTTTTATTCAGTTGAATCGTATGGTGATTTGAAGTATGAACAAATACCATATGCATATAACTACATTTCTATGGGAGATTTGATTGATTTCAGATACTATGTGTCTCCGTCATCTGTTTCTGGAACTGATGGAAGTATTGGTAGTCCTTTTAAGGAAACAGTATCTGCATTTGATTTATATAAAGCATCTTTCACGGGAAATCAAAAAGTACCATTCCCAACATCAATTTTTGGACTAGACTATGATTTCTATCTAGGTAGAATTGATAAAGTTTATATGACAACTGCTTCTGGTAAATATGGTGCATTTGCTGGTTTAGCAAGAGTTATTGAGGGTTCATCTGCTATAGAACCTGTTGAGTCTGACGATAAGAGTGCAGGACTTCTTTTAGCAACGATTACACTACCACCATATTTGAGAAATGTTTCTGAAGCTAAAATAAAACTTGAGAAAACTAGAAATTATACAATGCGTGACATTGGAAAACTAGAAGAAAGATTATCGAATGTAGAAAATTACACTTCATTGTCACTATTAGAAGTTAATACAAATAATTTGAATATTTTAGATGATGAAGGTAGAAATAGATTTAAAAATGGTTTTGTTGTGGATAGTTTTGTATCTACAACTGTAGCTGATACATCAAATCCAGATTATACAGCTTCTATTGATTTGGATAAAAATATTGCAAGACCATATCCATATGTAAATAATACTGGTGTATCTTTCAATGTTTCGGGAAGCACTGCTTCTAAGAGTGGAAATTATGTTACAATTCCTCATGAAGAAATTCCATTCATTTCCCAGGAATATTCAAGTAGAGTAGAAAATATATTAGCATATGAAATCTTTTCTTGGGTTGGTGATATGGAAATTACCCCAAAGAAAGACATTTGGTATGACACACAGAGAGAAATTGTAGAGGGTCAAAATATTAATCTTGTGGATGCTTACACTTCATTGTTTGACTTGGTTGTACCAGGTGGTACTATTTGGGATGGATGGCAACAAGGTGCTGGTGGAACAGTCAACGTTGGTGGCGGTAGAGAAGTTACCGATATTCGAGCTGGTGTTCAATATGAAGTTGATAATCTCAATTTTGATATTGAATCTGGAGATACTATTCAAAGTATTACTGACGTAAGATTTAGTAGATCTAGAGTTGTTACTGTTGGTGTTTCTAGTTTGAAACCAAATACTAAATTTTATTTCTCTATTAATGAAAGTGAAGCAAATAATATTATCTATCCTAAATTATTAACTGGTCTAAAAATGACCCGTTCTAAATTTATTATAGGTGAACAACTAGCTATTGGTCCATTATTTGAGGATAGAATTACTAGAATAGCTTTACCTCTACCAATTTCAGCAAGAGTTATTGATCCAAGTACATTGGGAGATTTTACTATCGCTCAAACTGATTTTGATTCTTCTGGATATACCTCAGAGAGCACAATACTTGCAATAGATAATATTACTTCAGATTCATCTGGGGAAAGTGATATTGGTCCAACACAAATTGGCAGTAAATTTTACATATATGGAATGACTTCTGGTGCTCGTGCTGAAGTAAATACTCATCCACCATTGATGTCAGATAATTTTGGTAATTTAAATGCATTTGTTCTTCTTCCATCAAGAACATATGAGACTGGTGATTTAACCTTTGCTCTTTCTGATCAACCCAACAATCAGCAAATTAAAGGTCTTACTGGATCATATGCAACTGGTATGTACTACTCCCAAGGAACTGAAATAAGTGTCACATCTAACGTGACTACAATGGAAGTTCCAGAGTTAACAGCTACTGCTGTAACAGATTCTAGAGTTAGATTTATTCCAAACCCACCACCAAGACATGATCCTCTTGCACAATCATTCTTTATAGATGATGAAGGTGGAGCATATATTACATCAATTGATTTGTTCTTTGCAACTAAAGATAATACCGTACCAGTATTATTAGACATCAGAACAGTAGAAAATGGAGCGCCTTCCAATCTTGTTGTACCAGGAACTTCTACATCGGTTGCTGCTAAAGACATCAACACTTCTTTAGATGCTAGTGTTCCAACTAAGTTTAAATTTAAAAATCCCGTATATCTTTCCAGTAGTAGTGATTATGTATTTGTTATAAGAACTACAGTAAGGAGTTATAATGTTTGGGTTTCTAGGTTGGGTGAAGCTGATGTAACAACTGGTCTCGTTATTGACAAACAACCATATGTTGGTGTTCTTTACAAGTCAACAAACCAAAGTGTTTGGACACCAGATCAATATGAAGATATTAAATTTGTAATAAACAGAGCACAATTCCAAACTAACCAGACATATACTGCTGTTCTTCCCAACAAACCAATAAAAGATCAACAGTTGATTAAAAATCCTCTTACATTCTCATCAGGTAATTCTACTGTAAAAGTATTCCAACCAAACCATGGTATGCACCAAGCACAAAATCAGGTAACTCTATCTGGTATTGCATCTGATACATCATTGGCACAACTTGATCAAACGATTGCAGCAGATGCTACAACAATCACAATTAATGATGTTACTGGTGCAAGTTTCGCACCATCAACTGTTGAAGGATGGAATAAGATTGATGGTTTAGTTGTATCATCAACAAATCCAGGATATATTAAAATTGATGATGAGATTATTTCTTATTCTGGTATTAGTGGTAGTTCTTTAACTGGTTGTATAAGAGGTGCTAATTCTACTACTGCTTCTAATCATGAAGCAAATGCCGCTGTTCAGTGTTTCCAGTTAAATGGAATTATACTTTCGGAATTGAATAAAACCCATGCAATTACAAATGTAATCAGTTTAGATGAATATGAAATAGTTGTTCAGAGTGCTGCAAATTCAAGTAAACAAACTGGTGGTCCAGGTGTTCGCGCTTCCAGAAATATACAGTACGAGTCCATGACTCCAAACTTCAATATTTTCACACCAGCAAATACAACATCATCAATTTCAACAACAACAATATCTGGAACTAGTATCAGTTCACCAGGCAACGTACAACAATCTTTCATAGAAAGATCTGCTGAAACTGTTGAAAATAGAGTAGAAAATATTATGAATGAACCTAAGTTGGTTTTATCACAAACAAATGAAAACGCATTTAGAGGTGGACAAAGAGGTTCTCTAACAACAGTTATTAGTATGTCAACTACTAATGACAGATTAAGTCCACTGGTAGATTTAGATGGTTCTTCTATAACTACAATTTCAAATAGATTAAATAAAGAAGTTGATGATAATGGTGATTTAGATCTAACTTCAGAATTAACACCATTTGGTGGTAAGCACTCTGCTTATATTACCAAAAAAGTTGTTCTGGAGACATCCGCAACTTCGGTGAAAGTATTGTTTGATGCTATCAGAAATACATCAAACGAAATCAAGGTATTTGTTAAGATAAAGGGAGATTCTACTCCTGGATCATTTGAAGATATGAATTATGTTGAAATTCCCGCAGTGACATATCCAACTTCTGCTACTAAGAAAGAATTTAGAGCGTTTGACTTTGAAATCAAATCACTAAAAGAATTCCAAGAATTTAGTGTGAAGGTTGTTATGACAGGAACAGATCAAAGTGCAGTACCAAAACTCAGAAACTTTAGAGCACTAGCATTGGCATTGTGATATGAAAGAAATTAAAGTTGAAGGAAATCCTGATTTGATTAGAGATGCTTCCTCAAAAGCAATCATAAACAAAAATCAATCAGAATATAACAATTACATAAAAACTGCCAAAATAAGACAAGCGGAAAAAAATAGAATTGATAATATGGAGTCCGACTTGTCTTCAATAAAAACGGAGATGAATGAAATTAAAGATCTCCTAAAACAGTTAATTTCCAAGTAGTTTTATAAATACTAGAGAGATTATCTTTTAATATAAATAAAAATAAGTGGTAAACTCCTATGGCGGCAGTACACAATCTCTATATTGATCAAGGTGCAGATTTTTCTGCGGAAATTGGAATTTATGATGATTTCAATAGCCCTTGGGATTTGAGTGGGTACTCAGGTGAAGCCAAATTAAAAAAATCTTACTATAGTTCAACATCACATAATTTTACCGTGAGTGTTGGAACTAATGGTTCGGTGACTCTCTCTATGACTGCAGCAGCAACTGCTGCTATTGAACAAGGGAGATACTTATATGATGTTGTGATAACATCCACTGCTGGGACAAAAACCCGTGTCATAGAAGGTTTAATAACAATCAACCCAGGAGTAACAAAATGAGAACAAAAGTTACAGTATCTAATAGACCTCAAGTTATTACGGTCAACTCTGGAAGTGTAACTACTTTATCAAATCTTTCTGATGTAGACTTTAATAATGCTACCGATGGTGCGGTATTACAGTATGACGCAGCAAGCAATACTTGGATTGCTGAGAATGTTCTTGAGAAATCCGGCCTCCAAATAAACTGCGGCAACTTCTAATCCTCACAGGTATAAAAAATGGCAACTATTTTAAAGATCAAAAGATCTAGTACTAACCCAACAGCAACGCCAGGTGGGCTTGGGCAGGGTGAACTTGCCTATGGTGAAGGTACTAGTACATACACAGACGCTCAAGGCGCAACAGTTACTTCCCACGGTAAACTATTTGTGGGTAAAGGATCAGAAACTAATGGTATTGCAGCTGGTCTGGACATCATTGGTGGTAAATATTTTACCGATCTATTGGACCACGGTCATGGAACAATTACCGCAAACTCTGCAGCAATTGTTGACTCTGCAAATAAAGTCGATGTATGGAATGTAGATAATATTACTTTAAATGGAAATACAATTTCCACAACGGATTCAAATGGTGATCTAACCATTGATACGGATGGAACTGGTGATGTAATTCTTTCTGGTACTTCAACAGTAGGTGATAACCGTTTTATCATTAATGATGGTTCAACTAATAGATTTGTAGTTGATTCATTCTCTGGTGCGGTTGATATTTCAACTCCATCTCTAAGTGCAGCAGACACTCTAGTAAATGTTTCATCAACATGGAACAATGCATCTGCAGTATTTTATGGTATTGATTTAGATGTAACTAACACCGCTTCTAGTACAAATTCCAGACTACTTAACTTATCTGTAGGTGGTGCGGATAAATTCAATGTTGATGTAGATGGTAATGTTTATCTAACTGGAAATATTTCATATGCAAATGCAGTTAATTTTAATATTCAAGATGACACTGCTGATGCATTTGTAGTCCAAGAAGGTTCTAATAAGTATATTGATATTGATACTACTAATGATGCAGAATTACTAAATCTAGGTAATTCAATTACTTCAATCAATAATATTATTGAAGATAACGTTGCTGATGCATTTGTAGTAAAAGAAGGTTCAAATCAATATATTGCAATTGATACTACAGATTCATCTGAATTAATTACATTTAGTACTGGTAATGTTGATATCGATAATGATCTGAATGTTGATGGTGGTGATATTACAACCAATCAAACTTCCTTTAACTTACTCAATACTACAGCAACTACAGTTAATTTTGCTGGTGCAGCAACTACATTAGTAATTGGTAATGCATCGGGTAACTTCAATGTTGATGCGACTGGTAATACGGACTTAGGTGGAGATCTTAATGTAGATGGTAATGATCTAACTACATCACAAACTACATTTAATCTAGTAAATACCACATCAACTACGGTTAATTTTGCTGGTGCTGCGACCACATTAGAGATTGGTGCTGCAACTGGAACCACAAACA